ATACTATTCACAACTCTGTTGGTGGTGAGGAACAATATACTGATATTATTAATTGGGCATCAAATAACCTGCCACCTGATATTATCAAAGAGTACAACGATTCTGTTGAGACTATGAGTCAAGACAAAATCCTTCGTAACTTAGAGTATATGAAGTTTAAAAAGGAACAGTCAGCACCCACCGACACATCACCCCGTAGGCTTGAAGGCACAGCTGCCTCTAACGGACTACAACCATATGGTGATAAGAACGAGTGGCAACGTGCCCAGACTAACCGACTTTACGGCAAGGACGCTAAGTACACCAACATGGTGGACCAACGGTATCTAGCAGCCCGTAAACGGGGTATCCTTTAAGCATTGGGGGGATTCGCATTTCGTCTCCTTTGGCGTTTCTCCCCATCACTACCCTAACTAAAGAGACAACTTAGCTAAGTTGGCTTGTAGGTATCGCGCAATACCCATAAGACACTTAAAAACAGTAACCTTGATGCTTGCATTTATAAGTATTCAGTAGGCCCACTCACTAATGATGCGTTCTGACGTAGTGGATAACTTAAAGATAACTAATAAAAAAAGCACTGATTACATACTACAAACTAAATCAAACATTTAAGGTATAATAAAATGGCACTAACAGTAAATAACATTGGTAACAACTCCGCATCAACACGCGGCCTACCAACAGATATGGACAACGCACTGCAAATCTATTACGGCTCAGTCTTGACTGCATTTGACCGTAAGCAGTTGTTTCTTGATCTTGTAACTACAAAATCAATTGACAGTGGTTCTTCTATTTCTATCCCAGTAATCGGCCAATCTGGCGATTCTGACACCAACACACACGTTCCAGGGACCGAGCTTACAATGAGCGCGATTCCTGTTAAAGAGCGTATCATCAACATTGATGCTCTTGAGTACTACGCACTTGCAGTAGACAAATTTGAAGAAAAAGTTCTTCACTTTGAAACTCGCGGTGAGTTGGCTAAACAAGCTGGTGAAGCTTTGGCTGTCAAGATTGACAAAGCCGTTGCTGCATTGCTCGTAACTGCTTCACAAACATCTGGCACAATTGGCGGCTCTGCTGTACAAGGTGACGGTACTGAAGTAAACAACGATACAATCGACTCAGGTGCTACACCTAAAGCTAAAGGCGACGCTTTGATTGAAGCAGTCTTCGAAGCTGTAGCAGCTATGGAAGAAAAAGATGTTGCTGGCGAGAAGTATCTCGTTGTATCTCCAAAAGTATTCTCTTACTTGGCCCAATCTGATGCGGTCAACAACGACATTACTTCTGGTGATAACGGTGGTATCAACAAAGGTACAGTGATGGAAGTCGCTGGTATCCGTATCTACAAGTCTAACTACACCAACACAGATTCTACTGTTTCTGTAGGTGGCGTTAACAAAAAACTGAAAGCTATGATCTTCACTTCTGAAGCCGTAGCTGTAGCTAAACTTATGGATGTTACATCTGAAGTTAACTACATGCCAGAGCAACTTGCTACTTTGATGACAACATACTACTCATACGGTATGGGCGTCTTGAAGCCAGCATGTTCTTGCGTAATCACAGGCGGCAACGTCTAAATTACCCATAGGGCGTCCCCTCTTCGGAGGGGGCGTTCCGTCTATGTATAGGAATACGTTTAGGCATGGGTATCCCTATATATAGATAAAGGACTTATTAAATGACAGAAATTGATGCAATCAACAGGATGCTTCGGTATATCGGAGAGCTTCCTATTCCTTCGAATGTTACTATTGACAGTTTACCAGAAGGCCATGAAGCTGTACAAGCACGTACAATTCTGGCAGAAACTCTACGCGAAGAACAAGAAAATAAATTTTGGTTTAATACTTTTACTATTAAGTTTGTACCAGATACAGAAAACCGTATCACACTGCCAAACAACGTAGTGGCTTTTGAAAACATTGATTACTTCAAAGAAGGTGGCGACTTGTACACTAAAGAAACTATGAGTAGTATCTTTACAGAAGCAGTCGAATTAGTAACACGCCTCGAAATTACTTTTGACAACATCCCAGACATCTTTCGTACCTACGTTGTTCTTGTAGCCTCTAAACACCTCCATGTCTATTTAAATGGTGATGAGACTACACAGCGTGAGTTGGAGAATAAGATCAACTTACAACGTGTTAAATTAGAACGCGAACATCTGAAACAATCTAAGTTCAACTTAGTGCGTGGCAACCGCCTTATTGATCGCGGTACAAATCCCACAGCAGTTATATAGGAGCAGTAAATGCCTAAGATTAACAAAGTTTATCCAGCGTTTTTCAATGGCGTTTCACAGCAAAAACCAGAACTTACTTTGGACAGCCAATGCAAAGAGATGGTTAACTGTGTGCCTGACTTAGTAGTCGGCCTGACTAAACGCCCTCCCGTTACACATGTTAAGACACTTCCTTATACAACCAATCCAGAAATGCAAACAGCAGAAATCTTTCACACGTATGATCGTGGTGAGGATGATGAAGAGTATATCTTTATGATTTCTGATGTGGCTTCACACCCCTTACATGTTTTTCACCGAGATGGTGAGGAAATGAATGTAGTTTATGACGCCGCAACAGAAACAGTTGTTAAAGCTTACCTAGCAAATGGAGCCTTAAAAGGCCTTACGGTTCAAGATAGAACGTGGGTGTTCTCTAAGACAGCAGTAGTAGGATTAGATTATACAGCTACTGCACCTTTAGATTCAAACTATGATAGAACAGCTTTCTACTGGTTAAAACGTGGTAGTGGTGATAGATATAACCCATACAACTACGCGGTGTATCTTAACGGTGTTACTTATGAATGTGACCCTAACAAACCCTCAAGTTCGGATCACGACCCTGTAACTGGTTTTGAAGATTCTGACTATGCTGCAAACTACTTACAAACTATTATTAATGGTACTGCTGGTTTTACTGCTTCAGTAATCGGTTCTATTTTAAAAATAACACGCTCTGACGGCGCTGACTTTACATTTAGTACGTGGGACTCATGGGGCAACCAAGCTTCTGAAAGCTGGAAAGGCGCTGTTAACAAGATTACAGACCTACCTAAAGATATGCCTTTTAATAATGTATATGTAGAAATCAAAGGTCAAGACCAAGCTAGTTTAAACTCTTACTTTGTTAAATGGACCGAATCGTCTTGGGAAGAATGTTTAGACCCTAAAGCGGATCGCGGTAAGCTTACTAATATGCCTATTAAGATTGATCGGATTAGTCTTGTAGGTAGTGTTGCTACCTTTAAAGCTGCTCTTATTGATTGGTCATTACCTCTTGTTGGTAATTTAGATAATAACCCTAACCCTTCTTTTGCACCTACTGCTGAAGGTATTACAAGTACTGTTCAAGACTTATTCTTTTATAAGAACCGTTTAGGAATTGCATCACAAGATAGCGTCACTCTTTCAGAAACAGCTAACTACACAAACTTCTACGTAACAAGTGCTATTGATCTACTTGATTCAGATATGATCGACATTACAGTAGCTACTAACCAAGCTAGTAAGATTTACTATGTTAAACCTTTTAACAACTCTTTGTATATTTTTACAAAGTATGCTCAATATGAGTTAATAAACCAAGGTGCCTTTGGGCCTAACACAGTATCTCTAAGCAACGCTAGTAACTACCCAATGGCTATTGGAGTAGAACCTGTAGTAGTTAATGACAGTCTTTACTTTATTTCAACTACGGACAACAGACAGCAACTACGTGAATACATTAAAACAGATAAATTATCGGTTAAAGGTATTGACCTAAATATCAGTACACCTACTTATATGACAGAACCAATTAAATCTTTGGTTGTTAACGGTGTGCTTGGTTATATTCTCTGTTGCACAGACAGTAATTTAATATACTTATACAACTATAAAGAAGATGGTGAAAAACGTATCCAATCCTCTTGGAACACTTGGAAAGTATTAAACAATCTAACAACTACAGCAGGTAGCTACCAATATAACGTAATTGACTCCTTTGTAACTATTGCTTGCAAAACAGCAGCAGACTTTAGGATGCACGAACTACAGCTTGATTACAACGTACCGAATCAAAACGTAGATAAAAGTTCAGCTGATGATACTGTCATTGACCAGTACACATATGAATCACGTGTTACGTTACCTGATTACTACCCGCAGCTAGGCGCTGTTAGAACACCCTTAAATAAAATGCTCATTAAACAAGTTATCATCGAAGGTGAAGGTAATTTTGACGCAGAGCTTTATCGTAAAGATTACGACACAACCTACATTAAATCACATACAAGCTCTATGAGAGACTTAAACTTAAATGTAGCTTCTAAAGTAGGTAATGCAGTAATCACAATTAAAGACTCATCTGTGGATGACTTTGTTATATCTTCAGTTGTTGTTGAAGGTCTATTCTCAACGACTTCCCGTGAAATGAAATAAGGAATTATTATGGAAACCCCCTCACGACATTCCTTTAACCTCGATGGATCACTTAGAGTATTTCCTATCCCTTCTCCTATTAAGGGGGATAACTATACACGTATTGAGGTTGATAGTGTAATTATCAATGACCGCGCTAAATATGATATTGTTAACAACTCTATTGTGTTTATTGATGCGGCTGACGTGCCTAACGGAAGCGTCTTAGATGTACTTGTAGTACAATCTGAAGAAGCTATCGGACAACTAGCCATTACGTCTAATATGGACCTTGTAGCTACCAGTATCGACAATGTTAATATTGTTGGTAGTAATATCACTAACGTAAATACAGTAGCTGGTAATACTACTAATATTAACACAGTATCTGGTAATACTACTAATATTAATACAGTTGCTACTAATATTACAAACGTAAACACAGTAGGTACTAACAACACTAACGTAACTACAGTAGCTACTAATATAGCGGCTGTTAATGACGTATCAACTAATATGGCTGAAGTACTGCTTGCAGATACTAATGCTGCTACAGCTACGACTAAAGCTGGTGAAGCGTCTGCGTCAGCTGCTACAGCTTCTACTCAAGCAGGTATCTCAACAACACAAGCTGGTATCTCAACAACACAAGCGGGTATAGCTACAACACAAGCTGGTATCTCTACAACTAAAGCTGGTGAAGCAGCAGCGTCTGCGTCTAGCGCATCTGGGTCTGCTTCTACAGCTACTACACAAGCTGGTATTTCTACCACAAAAGCTGGGGAAGCTGCTACTTCTGCTTCTACAGCTACTACACAAGCAGGTACAGCCACTACTCAGGCTGGTATAGCTACAACTAAAGCTGGCGAGGCATCAACATCAGCAAGCAATGCAGCCTCAAGTGCCTCATCAGCACAGGCGTCCAAGGATGCGGCTCTGGCTGCTCTGGATTCTTTTGATGATCGTTACCTCGGACAGAAGGCTTCAGACCCAACCGTAGACAACGATGGTGATGCTTTAGTATCTGGTGCTTTGTACTTTGATACAACCAACGACGTTATGAATGTGTATGATGGTAGCCAATGGGTTGCAGCTTATGCTTCTTTGTCAGGTGCTGTGTTAAGTGCTAACAACCTTTCTGACATTGCAGATGCGGCTGCGTCTCGGACGAACCTTGGTCTTGGAACCGCTGCTACTACAGCATCAACAGATTATGCTACGGCGGCACAAGGTACTAAGGCAGATGCTGCTGTGCCTACGACAGCCACAACAGGTCAAGCTAACTTACCGTCAGGTACAACGGCACAACGCACAGGTTCACCAGCAACAGGTGCCTTGCGGTTCAACTCAACCGACACATCCTTTGAGGGGTACAACGGTACTGAGTGGGGTAGCATTGGCGGTGGTGCAGCGGACGGTATCTTCTATGAGAATGATCAAGCGGTAGCATCCAGCTACACTATTGTTGCAGCTAAGAACGCAATGACTGCGGGACCAATTACTATCAACAGTGGGGTCACAGTTACAATTGAGACAGGCGGAAGGTGGGTCGTGCTATGAGTATTGTACTAAACGGAACAACAGGTATTACGACACCTGACTTGGATACTGACGGACTTACTTCTAACGGTATCGACGACAACGCCACGTCTACTGCGATGACACTGGATGCCAGCGGTAACTTGCTTCTCGGGACTACTGGGACTAACTGGACAACTACCGCAGGTTTATATGCGTTTAATCAATCAGCTTTAAACGTAACCCGAAATGGTGCGGAAAGCATGAACCTTAATC